TAATATCAAGAATGATTAGTTTAGCATGTGATATTGCAGATAATTCTTGTGAATTTTGTGGATCATCAATTAATGTATCTAAAAAATACAATTGGATTAGAACAGTTTGTAAAAAATGCGATGATTCCTTTGAAAAATAAAAATGTCGCCATCGTCTAACTGGTTAGGATGTGAGACCTTCACTCTCACGATGCCGGATCATTCCCGGCTGGCGATACTAAATTTTTATATAAATAATTTTATTAAATGGGGATTATTATGAAATGCGAATTTTGTCAAATTGATCATGTGGGTGAGTATGGAAGTGGAAGATTTTGTTGCGAATCGTGTGCACGAAAATTTTCCACATCCCGGGATAATTTAAGCGACTTGAAAAAATCTGTGTGCATTTCATGTGGTGAACAAATTTTTATAAATAAAAGAGCGTCTCAAAATAAATCTAGGTGTAAAAAATGTTTTCCGGGAAAATATAATACCAACAATAAAAAATATAATTGTATGTATTGTGATAAATTATTTATACCCGTGTTAAATACAATAAAATTTTGTTCTAGTCTGTGTAGGAATAAAGGTAGAGCTAAATTTAATTCTAAAACGTTGAAAACTGGCCGAAAACCTGGATCTGGTGGATTTAGGGAACGCGGTGGAAAAGCTATTCAATATGAATATATAAATATTCATAATGAAAAAATGAAATTAAATAAAGAAGAAATAGAAGTAGCAAAAATATTAGACAAATTAAAATTAAATTGGTGTCGTAATAAAAAATTTTTCAATTATGTAGATATTGATGGGAATCCTAGAAAATTTTATCCAGACTTTTATGTTAGTAATTTTGACTTATATGTAGAGTACAAGGGATGGGTTACCGATAAAATGGAACACAAAATGAAAAATGCTTTAGAAAATAACGATTTCAAGTTATTAATAATTTATGGTAACGACAAACGATATAAGAATAAAGGATTAAATTTAAAAGATTTACAAAATGACAACAGTCTATTATATAAGTGTGTAGCAGACGGGGATGCACCTACCTCCAAAGTAGCGTAATGGGAGTTCGAATCTCCCCACACTTGCCAAACAATTGGCATTTAAACAAATTGTTAAAACTAGTTGTAAATAACAAAAATTTTTTGTATATTTACATCACAGATTTCTGATCTTTGACATATTGATTGACCAAGTTATTAGACTTGGGGAACTTAATTTAAATATTCCGTCATGGCGCAACGGTGGCGCAATCGGCTGTTAACCGAGTGGTTGTAGGTTCGAATCCTACTGGCGGAGCAAATAAGAAGCATGTCCTCGCTACAGTCTCTGGTAGCATATCTCTAGGGTGGAGAGGGTGAAGGTTGAAAAACGGTAGCTCCGTTATGTAGGGTTCGAATCCCTTGGCTTCTTATATTTTTAAAAAAACCGTCTCAGGTTAAAGGTATAAAGAGACATCCAGCGTGGTTTCGGAAGGTTACCTACTGCGAATCCAAACGATTCAAAGATATACAACAAACCAAAACTTTAGTCTCCACATGTGGGTTTGCGGTGCCCACGTAAATTTTTAAAAAAACCAGGGTTACTGCTATATGCAGAGTTAATAGACATCCCACGAAGGGTTCCGAAGGTGGCCTAGCTGTGTATTTACATCACCGTTTAAAGGGACAGGTGCTATGTAGTGTTGTTACCTGCTTTGTAACAATAGGGTACACATAAAACACCAAAACTTAAGTCTACACAGGGAGGTTACGGTATCCTCCCTCCCCCTTTTCATAAAAAAAATGAGGATACGCGTATGTCATTTGGAAAAATAGAACAACTAGAAAATATTTTTTCACGAAAAAATCGTGGAACTCAAAATTACAGAAAATTTTTAAAAAAATCGTTGCATAGAAGAGAACGAAGAAGAATGAAAGATACTGAGTATACACCTCAATATAAAAAATATAACGGTTGGGAATATTAACCAAAAAGCAACAGTAGCTCAATGGTAGAGCACAACCTTGCCAAGGTTGGGGTTGCGAGTTCAATCCTCGTCTGTTGCTCAAATGCTCTCGTGATGGAACTTGGAATACATGTCACTCTTAGAAAGTGAATTTTGGGGGTTCGAATCCCTCCGGGAGTACTAATGCTATCTTAGCTTAACTGGATAAAGCCTCTGACTTGTAATCAGGTGAGTGGGAGTTCGAGTCTCTCAGATAGCACTTATGGGCTGGAAGCCGATTGGCGAGTTCGGTTATACATCCGATAGTAAGGTAACTTACCCTGCCCTCCATATCGGCATCTGAGCAAGTGAAGTCATTGCGTCTGCCTGAAGAGCAGAAGAATCGGGAGCGTTACCTGAAGATGCCACAAGTTAAAAAAATTAAGGAAACCAATAATGCATTACCCAACGGTAGGTGATAAAGTTTATATAGATACCGATACTTTCTTTGTAGTTGTTGAAAAAATATCTGGAAATGTGGTTACTGGTAAACATACTAGTATCAGATTTCCATATAAAAGACCGATAATAATAAAATTTGTGTTTAAGACTAACCACATAAAAATGATTGGCAATGGTAATCTTTTCGTACGTTCAAAACATACATTAAGATATGCACACGATATGAATTAAATAAATTAAGGAAACTAATAATGTATTATCCGACGATAGGTGATAAAATCTATGTACAGGCTAGTGGAAGTTTTATTGTAACTGTTGATGAAGTAAATGGCGATACGATTGGTGCTAAAACTGACCACGATGCGTATGTTATTAACGGAGTTGAATATAAAGCGAGTACATTTAAATGTATGATTAAAGCTAAATATATAAAAGTAGTAAGCGGGAATCATTTGATAGTTGATATAAAATACCTTTACAATGGTCAAATTAAAGATAAAATATAAAATTTATTTGCTCTCATAGTGTAACGGATAAACACGAAACGCTACGAACGTTTTAATGGGGGTTCGAATCCCTCTGAGAGTACTAATAATGGAGGGTTAAAGCGTAACTGGATTGACCGCCCCGGTCTTGAAAACCGGTAGCTGTAGCGATGCGGCTTGAGAGTTCGAGTCTCTCACCCTCCTCCAGTTTTATTTATATTGAAAGCACTGGTCAAGCCCAGTCCTACTCAGGGGTGAGGAGCCCCTGACATGGTGGTGTAGTCGAAGCACGTCAATATAAATAAAATAATATTTGGTAATATCATAACTTTTAGTTATATTTGTATTATAATTTTGTAAAAATACACGCGGGTGTAGTTCAATAGTTAGAATGACAGTCTTCCAAACTGTAGACGAGAGGGCAGTACTCTCCATCCGCTCTAGATCGCTAAAGATGTTGGTTCGAGACCAACCGGGGCCCCAGGGTTCCGTAGTTTAGGAGGGCAAAACAGTGGCGAATGTTTTAAATACTGCGGGATAAAGGAGAGGCCGACATCATGTGTATTATAAATTATTACATTATATAAATTATAGGAAGATGTGTAATGAACACGTGTTTAAATTGTGGGGCTACGGTAAAAAATAAATTTTGTAATACAGCGTGTCAAAACAAATTGCGAGTTGTCTGAAGTTGGTATCAGGCTGGGTTCATGGCCCAGTGCATTCGTGCCTCGGAGGTTCGAGTCCTCCACTCGCTACTAATAATCTGAAATTGTCAGAAGAAAGCATGAAAAAACTGACTCCATAGCTCAATTGGTAGAGCTTTCGGCTTTTAACCGAAAGGTTGTAGGTTCAAGTCCTACTGGAGTCACTAACTTAATTACAATATCCTCGTTTAGTTCAACGGTTTAGAACAGGTGTCTTATAAGCATCAAACAATGGTTCAACTCCATTAACGAGGACCATGGAAGGTATCCGAAAGGTGAGGAAGTTGTTTGCTAAACAACCGGTCTAAAAAGGACTTGTGGGTTCGACCCCCACACCTTCCGCAACTATTTATTTATAAATAAAAGATAAGGTTATGAATATACAATCTATACAATTCCTAATACTATTGGGTTCTTTAATAATAGGTGTTCTTGAAATAGTTCGTCGTCTAACGGAAGTAAAAAATCAACTTACTTCTTTGAAAAAAGAAATATCGGATATAAAAACAATAAAAATAAATCCTAATAAAAATATATTACATGGATAGTGAGGTTTATGAAAACTTTAAAAGATTACGAATATGAATGGAATTTGGAAACCAAAGATTGGATATATAATACAGATCTAATGGTTGGCATAATATACGATTCCATTAATGAACGGGCCAATGACCTTAACTCATCCTCCTTTAGAGAAGAGCAAACTATCCGTATAGCCGGATATATCAGCTCAGTAGGCAAACTAAAAGAAGATGCTAAAACTCAAGATGGTCTACCTGTAGAAATTAAGCCTCAAAATTGTATCGGAAATGCGAAATTAAATGGTCACGGCAATTTCAGTGATTTAATTTGGAAGCGACATTATAATTTTCTTGAAAATAATTTGGTAATGGCGGTGTCTGGATTTGTAAGTGGTAAAACAATATTTATTGTGGAATTTCCTTATAAAAACTTACAAAATCGTCTGGAAGAGCAACTGAATAAAAAATTACCTAACGGAGATGTTCCTAATTCTTACGTAAGAACTGCATCATTTACTTATAAACACTGGAAAGATACTCCATTTAAAGTTAAATTCATTCGTGAAAATCTTGAAGATTACAAGCCATTTATTGTTAAAGGATTATATGAATTGTTGATGAGTTATAAATGATAGAAAAATATTTAAATGTTAGACATAGTTTAAAAAATCTCTCTGATGATGAATTTGAAAAAATTTTACCAACTTTGGCAAAAGAACTTGAGCAAGTTTCATTTTATCCAAATTTTACCGAGGATGAACTACTTAAGGATTGGAGAGATTTGTTAGACTGGAATAAACGTGATACGGTGTTATCATCCGGAAGTAGACTAGGAATGAAACTATGTGAACATTTTTTTCCAAATTTCTACGATATAGAAAACAATAAAGGTGTAAGTTTTAAAAGTTTATGGAATGCTTCACACTTAGAAAAAGTATTACGGTGGAATCGTAATTCACATTCTACTCCATATCTGTCTGAACTAAAAAGAGGTATCTATTTTACATCTGATATAGCAAAATCCACGATGTATAGGCCACAAATGGCTAAATTAATACTATCTAATTTAGGTGGATTTCGTGTGTTAGATCCCTGTGCTGGTTGGGGTGGAAGATTACTTGGAATTGTATCGGCTCGTGCTGACTATATTGCTTTTGAACCGAATTCTGAAACATATGACAATTTAATTGAATTAGTTGAATTTTTAAATATTAAAAATAAAGTTACTTTGATTAAAGATTCTGCTCTTAACATGAATAATTACGATATTGGCGAAGTAGATTTAGTTTTAACTTCACCACCATATTTTGATTTAGAAGTATACAGTCACGAAGATACACAATCTATACATTCAATATCTACATATTCTGAATGGGTTGATAAATTTTTAAAACCACTTATAGAATTATCTACCGGACACTTAAGTAAAACTGGATATAGTTGTTGGAATGTTCATAATCTGAACAAAATGCCGATGATTGATGACGTTAAAGACATTCATGTAAATTGGGAAAAGTATGCTACTTTTCAAGTGGTGTCTTCTAAAAGACAAGTAAATCAAACAGATTTAAATAATAAGAAAAAATCAGACATAACTATATGTTATAGGAGAAAGTTAACATGAAAACATTAGCAAAATTGCTTAAAGAAAAAAATACACTAGTGTCAAAAATAAGTGATATAAAACGCAGAATAGCTTCCGAGAATATTACTGTCAATGAAAACACACGTAAATGGTCAATATTAGATGAGTATCGTAATTTACATAAACTGACTGAAGAGTTAGTTCAAGTAAAAACTAAAATAGCAAAGTTGAACTCAACCGTAGTAGATAAAATCTACAAACTAAGTGAGTTAAAGTCACTAGTAGCGTTCTTCTCTACTCTAGATACTAGAGAGGGGACATTTAATATCGGTGGTCATTGGAGCTCCCCGGCTGTTCAGGAAATAAGAAAAGCAGGATTAGACGACATGTTTGTACGTGCTGAAATAGAACGTCTTACTAAAGAAATAGATGAGTTGCAAGATGAGTTAGATACATATAACCATACTACAACAGGGTAAAATAAATAAATTCAATGGGCATAAGTAATTGGTATGACAGATATATCCACCAGGTCTAGACACCTACCAATTATATGCTGAAATATGAAGTCGACATCGTATTCAAACTTCAAATGTCATATAAAAATAAAACTAAAAATTTAGTATTAAAAACTAAAACTTCATATTTATATCTAGATTACTAATACAAGTGCCCATTTTTTTATATCCGCTCGTATCTCCTCGCTCTGATAAGGCGTTGAAAGAGTAATTGGTTGCATGGTGGTTCAATTCCACTCGGGCGGACAACATTTTTTATGAGGTAGAATATGTCGTTTTTTAAAGATTATCCAAATCGTAAAGATTGGAGATTAAAAAGAAAATACAGATGGAAACCGTATCATCACGCAACATCGTGTACTAATAATCATGGATGTCCGTGGTGTGAAGGAAATAGACTCCACAGTATCAAAATAAAACAAGATACAGCCGAATATTCATTAAAAGAATATTACAAAGGAGAATAAAATTATCTGGATGTAGCTCAACTGGCAGAGCACTCGGTTTGGGGCCGAGAGGTTGTGGGATCGTTGCCCGTCATCCAGACCACTATTAACAAAGTTACACAGAAAGTTATAATATGAGAGATTTCAAATTTAAGACTACTCGTGGAGAACACATAGAAGATGTAATTCAATACATCAAAAATAAAATAAATTCAGACGAATTACATTCAGATTATCAACTCTATGTAGGTTGCGACAGTCTTCCCACTAAAAAAAGAACAGCCACTTATTCTACAGTTATATGTGTATACCGGGTTGGAAAGGGGGCTCAAATATTATTTTCAAGAGAGAATAATGTTAAATTATATGGAGAAACAAAGCGAGATAGAATGAAAAATCGTCTTTGGGAGGAAATATATAGAGTAGTAGATATTGCTACACTTTTGCTTGATAGTGATTTATTAGATCACCCACGTATTACTGATTTTCAAGTTCATATAGATGTAAATCCAAATGAACAATTTGCAAGTAATATAATTTATAAAGAAGCGGTTGGGTATATCAATAGTTTAGGGGTTGATGTATACACTAAACCAGAGGCTATGGCAGCAAGTTTTGCTGGTGATAGTATCTGCCGTGGGTATGATATGAGGAATAACTAATGCCATCGGAAACAGAAAAACAAAGACTCTTTTTTGCAGCGGTATATGCTAAAAAATTGAATCCAAAACTGAAAGTAAGTCCAGAAGTCGCAGAAGCTGCGAAAAGCATGACTACAGATGAAATAAAAAAGTTCTTGAAAGTAAAGAAATAATTTAACGCCCCCATAGTTCAACGGCGAGAATTTCCGGCTTACATCCGGACGACATAGGTTCGAATCCTTTTGGGGGCACTACCAATATCCACTAAAGATAGGAGGTTTAAAATGGTAGTAATATTAGTCATTCTGACAGCAATGATTGCTATTTCAGTAAGTATGTATAAACATAACCACAGTACTAAACAAACTATGTATTATGAAAATATAGGATTTACAATGGCAGACGGAAAGCCAGATAAAAGTAAAAAAGTATGAATTATATTTGTTTATTAACAAACTTTTTCGTATATTTGTATTATAAAAAAACGCTCTCATCGTTCAATGGAAAGGACTATCGGCTTCTAACCGATAAATGTGGGTTCAACTCCTACTGAGAGCACCGAATGGTCGGGTGGTGAAATTGGCAGACACAATTAACTATCAAAAATATATTTTTCTTATATTTATTAATAAATTAAATATGAGGAATAAAATATGGAATGTTATTATGGGTGTGGGAAAGAAGCTAAATATCAAATAAAAAATGGAAAATGGTGTTGTAGTAAAAGCCCAAATTCGTGTGATATAAATAAAGAAAAAAATCGTGAAGGTCTAAAGAAAAATTATAGTGAAACTGGCAGAAATCAGAAGATTACGTATCAAAAATGCTCACAGGAAATAAAAGACAAAATGGCATGGAGCCGAGGGTTAACAAAAGACACAAATGAAACTTTACGTATATTTTCAGAAAATTTATCTAAAAAATACAAAACTGGTGTTTTAAAGCATTGGTGGAGTGGTAAAAAACACTCCATTGAAACCAAGCAAAAAATTTCCAATAAAGCACGGGAAAATAATAATGGATATGTTAAAACAAAATATTATACGGTGTTTTGTCCATATTTAAATACCGATGTAAGAGTTCAGGGGAGTTATGAATTATCATATGCTAAATATTTAAACAATAATAAAATCTTATGGAAGAGAAAATGTATTGGATTAAAATATAAATTAACCGATGATGATTATTATCATACATATTTTCCCGATTTTTATCTTATAGATAGTGATGAATATATTGAAATAAAGGGAATATGGTGGAAATCTGAAGATGGACGAGTTGATGATAAGAGAAAAATGCGACAGGTTTTTAAGTATAACAAAGACAAAAAAATAAAAATTTTAACACGAAAAATTTTAAGTAAAATGAATATTTTATAATTTAATTGCATCGGTGACGAAATAGGTAGTACGTCTTGGTCTTAAAAACCAAGGGTCTTAATGACCGTGAGGGTTCGATTCCCTCCCGATGTACAAATGTCAACTTAAGGTTATGTAGATAACAACCATCGGGGGTTCAAGTTGATAGATCGTTAAAAAATGTCGTGAAGGGTTCAAGTCCCCCTCCGACTACTATACACAGCCACGTGGTGTAACGGAAACACAACAGACTTTGACTCTGTTATTCTAGGTTCGAACCCTGGCGTGGCTGCAAAACGCGGATATAGCTTAAAGGTAGAGCAACACTTTCATAAGGTGTCAGGTGATGGTTCAACTCCGTCTATCCGTACTATATTTAAGTTCCCATCGTCTAATGGAAAAGACCTAGACCTCCTAAGTCTAAAATTACAGTTCAACTCTGTATGGGAACACAACTAAAATAAAAAAGGTTAATTAATATGTTTACTGGATCAAAAAATCAAATCGCAAATGTTAACAACATCCATCAAGGAGATGCTAAACGAGTTCTGTGTGTATGTAGCGCAGGCCTTCTTAGATCACCCACCACAGCAAACATTCTTCATAAACATTACGGATACAATACAAGATCAGCCGGAGTTTCCGACTTTTCTCTTATTCCGGTCACTGACGCTCTAATTCTATGGGCGGATGAGATTGTGGTAATGGAAAAACTACATAAATACCTTTTACTAGATGTAATTAACACGATGTTTGAAACTCCTGAATATTATGAACTTAATAAAAATGACTATGATACTATCGTATCAAAAATTCATGTTCTTAATGTTCCAGATAATTTTAAATATATGGATGATAAACTACAAGAAATAATTCTTGAAAAATATGAGACGATAAAAAATGCCTAGAAATTTAGATGATGATTTTTTTGATGATGATTATGAATCTGACGGAATACGTCAGGTAGTATTAACGCCAAAAGCAGTTATACTGATAGCACTAGCAAATTCCAAAACATTTTCCAAGATGAATGTGTCTAGCGAAGTATTAACAAATATAACCAACGAAACTTGGTCATTATTTGAAAACTTTGCTAGAAGACATTATGGACAAGGAAAAAGTTTTGCTTCTGTAATATTCAGTCAGGATGGTGGAATGTTTCAAGAAATTCCGGTTATTACTAAAAAGCCAGGCAATGACTTTCCGTTGGATGATTTTCCTTCGGATGAGGAATAGAAAGGATAATATATGAATGATAATATAAAATTAATTAGTATTACGCAGGGTGCAGGAGATCTAATAGATAAAACCGCTCAAGAAATTATAGGTTATGTAACACGAGTTAGCAATAAAAAAAATCAGCACAATTTTGAAACAATACCTAAATTGATTAAATATTGTATTGATAATCAACACTGGTCTCCATTTGAACATGCTTATATGACTGTTGAGATAACCACCACTAGAGCAATAGCCGCTCAAATTTTACGACATAGATCATTTACATTTCAGGAATATAGTCAGCGATATAGTGAAGCATTTGACTATGAACCTCAATGTGCTAGACGGCAGGATGTTAAAAATAGACAGAATAGCATTGATGACTTAGATGATGATACAAAACAATGGTTTTTGGATTGTCAACGACAGGTTTGGGATCTAAGTCATTCTTTATACGAGGAAGCCCTAGATAAAGGCATATCAAAAGAAAGTGCTAGATTTTTATTACCTCTAAATACAACAACTACGCTTTATATGACTGGAAGTGCAAGAAGTTGGATCCATTATATAGCGGTAAGAACCGATCCCACTACTCAGTATGAACACCGAGTAATAGCAGATGCATGTAAAGAAATTTTTAATACCCAATTTCCACATATATCGGAGGCATTGGGGTGGTTATAACAGATAAACTATTGTTTGAAACTATATTACCATATATGTTCGGTATAGTTGGTTTACCACAATCGCCGGAATATATACGAGAATATGTAACCCAAGACGAATGGTATTCTACACAATCCTGGACTGCAGAACAGGAAGAGAATTTTATTAAATGGCTTCAAGAGTTATTTAGAAAAAGATTCAGAATATCAAAATTACTTGCATATAGAAGAGCCGCAGAATTTAATTTGGGATACGGCTGGAAAACAGAATAATTTAATTGTCATTAAATCAAAGGATATCTATGTCCAATTCAATACATAACTATGCGCAAAAGGAAAATTTAAGGGGGGTAAGGGGGGTTGTACAGGGGGTTGTACAGTTGTACAAGTACAGTTGTACAAATATAGTACTTATAATTGTACAAAGTACTAGTAAACCTTGAACCGCAGGTTCAAGATTTAATTTGGATTTTAATTAAAAATTATGTATATTTATATATTGAATTCTAAAAATTATGTCACCCTATGCAAACTGGCAAAGCAAGTTGACTCAAAATCAACTGTATGTGGGTTCGACTCCCACGGGTGATACTATATGGGGATGAACTAGTTTCGACAGGTATAATGGAAAATGTAGTACATACCGACTTGAATATGTCGTTAAAGATTCGACAAAAATAAATGATGAATATCGTTATAGCGTAGCAGCGTAGCTACCGTCCAGAGACAGACTCAGATAAGAATCACACGGACGTTAAGGCATCTGATAAACTTGATTTAGTTGAAATAATAAAATCAAAAGTCAAATGTGGGTGTGATTAATAGACCGCCAAGCGTATTGAATATCTAACGGCTTGTAAAAAATGTTGGTAATCTAAGTATGTAAGAAATCTATATTGGAAGTATATTTGGACATGGGGGCGGTACCCATCATCTCCAAACGGAATGTGACAATTACCTGCACGTGGTTTCCGTTGCATTAAAAGTATACTAATATTTTTAAACTAAAAATTGTCAATTAATCTATAATATATTAATAGATTCTGTATATAATAAAACTGAAAATGTTATAAAAATATATGATATGTGATTTTTGATATTTTTTGAAAAAAAGTATATATTTATTACTGAGAATGCCAAACCCAGGGTTCTCAAGAACAATGCTCTTACGAGGTTGTTCAGATTAGTTGGGTAAAATACTAACTTAAATAAGGAGAAAAGTTATGAATAACATAATTCGCTTCATAGATAGAGATGAATTTCTCACACCCTTCGATTCACTATTTGATAAACTAATGTATCAGAATTTTCCGGACTTTACAAAAGAAGTAGGGGTAGATTTCTTCCATAAAGGTAGTTATCCAAAGGTTGATGCAATAGAATATCCAGATAGAGTCGTAATAGAAGCAGAAATTCCCGGCATGAAACGGGAGGATCTGACTATCAAAGTAGAAAAGGATGTTCTTACTATATCAGGAGGTAAACGGGAATCTGTTGAAACCAAAGATGGTAAGTACATAATGCGTGAACTAAAGCGTAGCAGCTTCAAACGCAGCTTTAATCTACACGAGTCCCTAAATAAAAAAGAAATAGATGCTAAATTTGAAAATGGTTTGCTATTTATAACCATTAAGAAACTTCAAAAAGAAGAACCAACAGGCTTTGAAGTTAAAATAGCATAGATATCGTAAACAGTTACTTAACTAAGAGGGGGGTCTCGTGAGATCCCCCATAGTTTTATAGGATGATTAATGAACCAATACATAAATTATAACGATCAGAAATATAAAGTACATCATATCAAAAGCATTCAATCTATGACAGATGAAGAAAGTCAGCAATTGAAAGAAAAATATGGATTTGATATTATACTCAAAAATGAACAATTTTATCATTTTTGTACTATGGTAGAAAATGCTAAATATTATGATATAATAAATGAAGATCCTTCCCCAAAAATAAATTCAGAAGAGATTATATGAGACATATAGTGTTGTTTTGTGGTCACATTGGAAGTGGAAAAGACACCGCAGCAAATTATTTCATATCTAAATATGGATTCACTTCAAGTAAAATGGCGGGGTCTTTAGATAGAGAAGGTAGTTTAAAAAGGGTGGTTTGGGAAATTTTCAATTTAGATAAAAGTAAAGTAGAAGATCGTAAATATCGTGAATCTCCACATCCGCATTTGGGATGGAAAACTCCCCGGGCAGCATTACAATATTTCGGACATCAAACACGACAGTTTATGGAAGATGTTTGGGTTAGAAATACAATGATACACATATCAACTTTGGAAGACTCAAATATAGTTTTAAGTGATATCAGATACTTGAATGAATATGAAGTGTTTTTAACCATGCAAAATGAATCTACTAAATTAACTTTGGTTGCTATAAAAAATCCAAAATTGGATCTGACCCAGGAGATATTTAAAGATCCCAGCGAAGAGGAAATTCCTCTAATACAGGAACGAGCTGATTATACTATTTATAATAATAGCACTTTGGAAGAATTTTACAAAAATTTGGATTATATTTATAACATAATTCAAAAATAAATACTATAATATGAAAGGCAACTAATGAAATATAAAAATGATTATTTATCAAGGCTGGAAGCATCCGTTAATATGGTAGAAACTTTAAAAGATGCTTTGGAAAATAATAAACCATATACCAGAGAAGAATTAGCGCAAATAACACGTCAATTAGAAAAAACATTAAAATTCATTTTGGAAAGATTTGAATTAGAAAGTGAATAATTGATCAATACAAAATTTAAATATTTTCCAAGTTTATTGTTTATATCGGCACTTGTTGTAGAAACATGTGCCGCTTTTTTTAGCGTATACGGATTGACCAAGTTATTTTCAGGAGCAGCGATTTCTGTAGGAATAATGGCTTCAAGTTTGGAATTAGCAAAGGTGGTTAGTGCATCATATTTATATAGATATTGGCAATCTTTAGGTAAAATATTTAAGACATACTTGTCAATAGCAATAATTATCTTGATGTTTATTACAAGTATGGGAATTTACGGATTTATGACTAACGCTTTTCAAGGTTCTACACTTTTATTAGAAAAGGAAGTAGCCAAATTAAATTTACAGGAGGAGTCATTATCTCAGATAAAGCAAAATATTGATGTCCTTAAGCAGGAAAAACAACAATTGCAACAGAATATGCAACACGAACTTCAATCTCTGGTAATTAAAGAAAATACTAGATTATTTGATATACGTCAACGTGAGGAGTTACAAACCAGATATCAAAAATTAATATCATCAAAAGATGAACAATTAAGACAAACTCAATTAAAATTGGATGAATTATCGCAATTTGTATCAAATTCAAAAATAAAAATGATTGATACCGGATCAGATGTAGGACCTATTATTTTTATCTCAAAATTATTTAATATTGATATTTCGACAGTTGTTCAGTATTTAATTCTACTATTTATTATAGTATTTGATCCTCTGGCATTAGCATTAGTTATTGCTTATAATAAAATAACAACAGAAAATCAAGAGGAACGTCGTGATAAAGAAAATACAGATGAAATTTTAGATGAGAATATCGTCAACACTGATATTGAAGAGATTTTTCAGGATAAAAATGAACCAACACCGATTAGAACAGATGAACCGAAACAAACAGATATTATTGCAGAAATATCTGAAAATGCGGACACAGAAATTTCAAGTAACCCAGAGAATTCTGGTGAGAATACTCGAACCTCAGAATTTCCCCAACCTATGCAAACATCAAGTTTTTAATAAAAAAATTTGGTAGTTTCATTGTTTTTTCTTATATTTGTATAAACAAATATGAGGAATTCTACTAAAATGAACGGAAAACAAGCAAGAAAAAATAGAAAATTGGTACAGGGAGAATTATCCGAATTTCCAATGTATAGTTCAATTTCAATAGGCAAGAAAAGTATGAAATTAACTACATTTTTGACAACAGAATGTAAGAGATTCTATTACAAATTGAATAAAAAAATGTATAAATTAGTAAAAGGAATGAAATGACCGTTTTATTTATAAAATCATTATATAATCTTGATGTTAATTATGATGTTAGAAGCGGACATTCCGGAGATGCGGGATTGGATTTATATGTTCCCGCTGATATTACATGCCTCCCAAATCAAGTAACATTTATAGGACATGGAATTTCATGTGAAATGGTAGATGAGTATTATGAGGTAGTAGATGATTTTGATCCGTTGCCTTGTAAAAATATATCATATCTCTTAGTTCCAAGAAGTAGCATATCTAAAACACCACTTATCATGGCCAATTCAATAGGAATTATTGATGCTGGCTACCGAGGAGAGATTATAGCAGCGGTCTATAATACATCTAATGAAAATTATATAGTAAAAAAGGGTACACGACTATTTCAAATAATATTGCCTAGTCTAAATGAGTTTGGTGTAAAAATATCATCAAATCTTACTGAGTCTTCTCGAGGAGAAGGTGGCTTTGGTAGTACAGGATATTGATTAATTAAATAGGAATGTATTACAATAATGAAAACTACAACAAAAAAATCAACAAAAGTAAACTTTTTTTCACAATCCCCGGAAGAAAAATATAAATTTCTTATCTGCAAATCATGCAACAAAGTTCAAGTTAAAGTTGATAAGTCTGCTGTGGAAGCAATTTGTCACATTTGCTGTGCTAGTTATGGTCCGGAAATAACAAAAAGTAATGAAACTACTGGATTTCCACGTGGATGGAAGTTTTTTAAACAATTTGTACACGAGGATGGTCGTGTTTTTGAAAAAGGAGTAGAAAATCCGTCATTATTTAATACATTGTCACCAACAGTTATAGAAAAAAAACCTACTCTTACGGCGGAAGAGAAGAAAAAACGTAAAGAGGAGAAAGAGCAACATGATTTACAAAGATATGTTGCTAAAAAACGGTTTAAAAAGGAAGAAAAACAGAAAAAATCGTCTAAAACGACGCAAGAAAATCATCATAGTACGAATAAATTTTTTGAATAGGATAAAATGAATAAAGCATTAGATTATAAAGACGTTAGTTTAGTTCCAAGAATAGTATCTACATTAAATAGTCGTTCAGAGGCTGATACATCGGTTAATTTTTTGGGAATTACCCTCGGTCTTCCTGTTATAGCAGCTCCTATGCCAGATGTATGTGACGGATCTACTGCTGTTGAGTTGGCTAAATATGGATCATTTGGAATAATTCATAGATTTATGAGTATAAATCAACAGGTAGATCAACTTAAAAAATTTATTCATGACTCTCCAATTGCTTTGTGTAAGCACGTAGGATGTGCCATAGGTATAAAGGGGGATTATCAAGAAAGATTTGAAAAGTTATATGAGGCCGGGTGTAGAATTTTTTGCTTAGATACTGCTAATGGTGCTAATATTAATGTAGAAAAGGCTGTAAAGTGGATAAGAGACTTTGAATCTAGTGTTGGAGAAATAATATACATAATCGCTGGTAATGTTGCTACAGGTGATGGTTATGTATATCTCGCTGATGTTGGAGTCGACGCGGTTCGTGTAGGGATTGCAGGTGGTGCTATGTGTGAAACAAAAAATGAAACCGGTATTTATATGCCGATGATTACCGCCATATCAGAGTGCAGCTCTCAACAAAAAGAAGGATATCCATTGATAATAGCGGACGGTGGAATTCGTACTCCAGGCGATGTTGCTAAGGCTATAGTGGCAGGTGCTGATGTAGTTATGGCTGGTGGTATTTTTGCAGGAACTGAAGAGGCCCCTGGTAATGTTATAAATAATAATGGTAGGTTGGTAAAACTCTACAGAGGTGCAGCATCCTTCAGTACACAACGAGAATTTACCGATAAAGATCCTGACTATGTAGAAGGTAGAGAAAGTTTTGTAGATTATAAAGGTAAAATTTCTAAAGTAATCAAACGATATAAAAATGGTCTTGCTAGTTCCATGAGTTATATGAATGCTAGAAATTTACAACAATTTGTAAACAATTCTCACATGATAGCAATATGATACATCCAGATGAAAATTATTCTATAAATGGTTGGGCTATAAAAAGTTTAGTGGATATTATCAAATCATTAAAAACTTTTGTAGAAAAAAATAACAAAAAATATACAAAAGATGAATATGTAAAATTGATAGATAGTTATGATTTTGCAGTGCAATATTTATTAAATTTGAAGTCTTTAACCAAAAAAACAGATACTTATAATGGAAGTGATCTACCGGATCTTCCAGATAATTTTAAAGCACTGTTATCATCATTTAATATTAGATTAGATAGGAAGCCGTTAGATGAGAACGATACAGCAACGGAGATTTAATACCATGCCAAGACCGAGAAAATCTAAAACTATGATAGAAACGTCAATTGAAGAAAATACAATTGATTTAGTAAAGGCCCTAGACATTATAGATTCATTAAATCAACGGGTTTACGAATTAGAAAAAAAATTGGAAGACCAAATTAAGTTACACAATGTAACTACAAACACATTAAATTATTTAATGGCTAGCATGTATGTTTTTGAGGAATATTTAGTTGAATTTGGAGTAGATCCAAATACGCTAAAAGAGGAAATTGACGATACTTTCTATGATGCTTTTAATAAGAAAAATAAAAAAGGAAAAGAATTTCAATATAACCAAAGTATCATAAAAAAAATTAATGATCAACTATTAATTTTTCAGGAAAAATTAAATGAGAATTAATTCCAAGGTTACGTCAAGAATTCATTCACAAATAGGAGAAAAAAATGATATATATAATAGCATTATTATTAGCGTTAAGTGGAGTTGGGTGTACCCACCAAGACTTTAAAACACAAAAGTCGGCTGATTCAGTATTGGTTGATACAACTATGCAGGCTGACAGTGTTACAAAATACCAAAATAAAGATAGTTTAAAAGATTCTCTTAATTTTGATAGTTTATATACAAAATCAAGTTCTGAAGCAGAGAAGGTATACTTCGCAATATTGAAGTGGTCAGACTTTTACAAAGTTCCAAAAGAACTATTGTTTGGCATCGCCTGGAAAGAAACTACTTGGTTGGGGAAAAATGACAGTAATTACACTTTATCAAATAGAATAATACAGAATAATAATTATTGTCACGGCACAATGCAAGTAATATGGTCAACAGCTGTTAATATAGGAAAAATTTATGATATTCCAGTTAAAGATGTTAAAACTTTACGACAAGATATCAGTCTAAATGTTAGATTAGCAGCAGCTTTGATTGACTATTTAAGAAAAAGTAATAATGACCCATATACAATATTAGTTAATTATAATGGACATCCACAACACAAATATAATTACGCTTCCTCCGTATTGAATTATATTACTAAAACGTATAATGTTTCAACGGGAGACTTGAAAAAAATACTTAATAATAAATAAAAGGTACATAATAAGTTATGTTAGATGAAAATAAAATACAGGAAAACTGGTTAAAATTACGCGAAATGGTTAATACTGAATTTTCGGGAGAACGAGCCGATAATTTGAATAGACTGTATGATTACTTTGAAGAAAGAATGATTTTAGCCCCAGCATCCGGGAAAGAGCATTTTCATAATGCTTTTCCCGGTGGTTATGTTGATCATGTTTTAAGAGTTATAGATTTATCACTCAAAGAAATGGAGCTTTGGCAATCGGCTGGAGCTATCATAAACTTTACTCGTGAGGAATTAGTATTTAGCGCGATGCATCATGATTTATATAAAGTTGGGGATCTCGACAATGATTATTACATTCCAAATGATAGTCAGTGGCACAGAGAAAAACAAGGTTTAATATACGCATTTAATCCAGAATTGGAACACACCCCGGGACATTTACAGACCCAATATCTATTACAATATTTTAATGTATATTGTAGTAAACGAGAGATGATAGCAATTCAATGTGCTGATGGAATGTATTCTACAGATGCAGAGTCCATTTTAAAGCAATATGAAGCATCCCGTCAATTAAGAAGTAACTTACCTCTTATATTGCATCACGCTGATATGCTAGCATCCAGAGTTGAATATGATACATGGTATGCTTCCAAATCCACTATAATAGAACAAAAAGAGGAAGTTAAAAAACCTGTCACTTTTAAGAAACAAAATCTGTCTAAATTATCGTCAATTGCTGAAAATGCAACGACTGAGGCTCAAAGAAAGCTATTTGACGATCTGTTTTAGATAAAGGAACATTATGTTGTATTTAATCTTAATTTTAATCACAGTTGGATTGTTAGTGTCAATATATGCTAACTTTAATTTGTTCAGAAAAAATGAAAAGTATGAAACCATAGTTAGTAATTTAGAAGAAGAATTAGAAGAAACTTATGACTTCATCCAACAATTTTCTAATAATTTGACAGCTATAGATAATCAACTTACTCAGATAGATAATAAAGGTGTATTCGCCTCGGATGATGAGGTCGGGTACACCTTTACTACTATAAAATTGATTACTTCTCAGCTTCAGCAATTTAATATAAACAAATATGCCAAGGAAAAAGAAGAATAAATACTATTTCACACAGGAAACCGAAGATGCTATCGTAGCATATGTAAATGAAAATAGTTATGCAGAAAGAAATAGAATATACGAAGAAAAAATTCAATATTCATTTGATAAATTAGCCGAAAATATAATAAACACTTTTAAATTTCAGTATTTTGATATTCCGTTTGAGGATTTAAAGCATGAAGTGGTAGCCTTTATGCTGATCAACATTGAAAAGTATAATCAAAATAAGGGAAAAGCTTTCTCATATTTTAGCATTGTTGCTAAAAATTATCTTATCTTAAACAATAATAATAATTATAAGAAGTTTAAAATACATGATGATCTGGATGTTGTAGATGAAGTGTATGATTTTACTATTGATGAGATGGCCAGAGATACAGATGTTTACAATAAAGAGTTAATATCCAACATGATACCTTATTTTGAGGGGAAACTGCAGTTTATTTTCAAACATCAACGAGACATTGCAATCGCAGACTGTGTATTACACCTCTTCAAAAACATTGATGATATTGAAAGTTTTAATAAAAAGTCTCTATATTTTACAATCCGAGAGATGACTAATGCTAAAACTCAGCAGATTACCAAAGTTATCAATGTAATGAAGGTGTATTATTTGAAAGTTCGCAAGGAATATCAGAATACGGGAGATATCCAATCCGAAAATTTCTTTGTTTACGAATAAAAATTTCAAATTTATATATTTATCTGTATAAAGGAGGATTTTTATATGGAAACAAACGAAATTATTGTATTTGATAATAAGACTTTAAGTGATTTATTTAAAGAAATTTATCTAAATTCCGTTGATAAAAAGGAAAAGATAGAAATTTTAATAGAAGATTTACGTCCTTTTATAAAAACCATTGGCGATGCCGCTATGCTAGTCCCAATGATTAAAGAATATCTTGAAGTTAGCGTTAAAAATGATGAGCATCTCGTAAAATTGGCTACTATAGTTCAAAGATTAGTAAATTCTTCGAACTCATCTGATTCTGGAAATGAATTTGGATTAACTGAAGAGGAAAAGAAACAACTTTTACAACAAGCATCTGAATTATATTCAAAGGTAACTGAAGTGGAGATGAAATAATGTCTTATGTAGATGTTTTTTCACGAAGTTCTTTTACTCGGGATCCCATTTCAGGTCAAGAAACAAAAATAGGCGACGCAGCGGGGGCTTTTTATGAAATAGAGCCGGCTACTGTATTGTTTGTAAATAACCATGCGACTGGTGAAATAACAATAAAACCTCTCGTAAGCCGTGATAAACAAATTATAGCGTATCCTCTGAATTCAAATTTTAATATAATACCTATGCCAGGTGAATTGGTATTATTTAGATCTTATAAAGTTCCTCAAGTTTCTCCATTAGAAAAGACTTTTTATGAATCTTTTCCATATTCTCACTCACCACACTCCAATCTTCAGGATATAACAAAAAATTTCTTCTCACCCGTATTGCCTAAAGATTTTATTGTTTCTAAAATTGCTGGTGTTCCGTTTGAAAAATTTGTAGGATTTAGCAGTGAATATTTTAAATATGATGAAAATAAAGATAGACCTCTATTGAAATTAGAAGGTGATGTTGTTTTTGAGGGGAGAAGTTTACAAAGTATTAGATTTGGAAGTAGCATACCTAGAAGTGTTAATTTTAAGGATAAATCATTGTTGTCTGGAATAGATTGGCCATTTTCAGCAACTAATGATAAAGGAGGAAATCCATACATTTTAATAAGTAATGGTAAATCTGATAATATTTATGGATTGGCTATTGAAAATATATATAATGATCCCGCCGTTTTATTTATGACCAGTGGGGGAGATCAAGGAGCCAAATTTGCATTTCCTATATCATCAATACAAACAATATCTAAGAATATTAAATTAAAAAATTATTATAATTTAAGTACGATTTTACTTAATTCAGATGAATTGATATTAAATTCAAGAGTTGGTGATATTATTTTATCAGCCAAAAAAAATATAGCAATATCATCCAGCAATGAAATGGTTTTATCAACAGTAAATTTATTTGAAGTAAAATCTTCTAAAATTAATTTAGGTGAAAATGCTAATATTGATGGCGAATCTGTTGTTAAGGGAGATTCTTTGATTGATGCTTTAATTGAGTTAATAGATGCTGTATTATCTATAAAATATAATAACTATGGAACTATAATTCCCGGAACAGATCAGAAATTAAAAATTGTAAAATTCAAATTAAATTCATATAAACAATATAAGACTGGATTTTTAAGTAAAACCACACATACTTTATAGTTTTTTTTATATTTATATTAAACAAGGATTATTTATCATGGATAGTAAAAAATTTTTCAATGAATTGAGAAAAGTTATACGTGAAGAAGTAAAAAGTGTGTTGCGTGAAGTATTAACAGAAACTACTTCTCCACAACCCAGGAAACAACGACCAATCGTATCTACAACTTCAAAAATTAGTTCTATAAATTCCACTCCATCTTTGCAGGATTTATTGAATGAAACTGCTGAAAGTATGTCAACCGGAAGAACATTGTCGTTTACTTCGCAGGATGCACAGTATTTTGATAGAAATATAATGGCAGAAAAAATGGGATATGGGGATATGATGCCCAGAGGATCATATCCGATCCCCGACACTGATTTGGAAGGAAAGCCTGTTGTTGTTGTTGATGAGGCTACAAAAAACGCAGTAACACGAGATTATTCTGAAATTATGAAACGATTAATTAAGAATAAATAATGGAATCTCAAAATAAACGACCAATTGGTATAGCAATACCAATAAAACGAGGAAATTTGGGGTTTTTTGATTATAATTATACTACTATAGATCAAATTTCAACAAATATAAAAAATTTATTATTAACTATTCGTGGAGAGCGAAGATTAAATGTAAATTTTGGGTCTGATTTATATAAAATTCTATTTGAACAGGAAACTCCCGTAACTTTAGAAGAGTTGAGGACAAAAATATCAAATTTAATTCGTATATATTTTCCGTATTTGCAAATAACAATGTTAAATGTATATGTTTCAGAAGAAATTCCGGGAGCTATTAATATTGATATGAAATTTATGTTAACCTCTAATGGTGGAAGAGTAATTAATAATGAAGAAGGCAATCTAAGTCTTGTAATTCAATAATTTTATCGGGTTTATTATAATGAACTTAAAAAATAATCGTATAAATTATTATAATAGAGATTTTTCGTCAATACGAAATGATTTAGTTAATTATGCTAAGTCATATTTTCCATATTATGCTAATGATTTCACTGAAGCTTCGCCAAGTATGATGTTTGTGGATCTAGTTTCATATGTTGGTGATATATTATCATTTTATATTGATAAACAAATTCAAGAAACATTCATAACAACAGCAACCGATCGTGAAAATATTATACAATTGGCTAATTTTTTAGGATATAATCACAAGACTACTACGCCATCATCAGTGACATTAACTGTATCACAATTACTTCCTGCTAAAGTAGGAGCACCAGATGAAGCTGATTTTAACTATGGGCTTGTCATAAAAGAGGGAAGTATAATATCTACTAATGACGGCAGTGGAATTTCATTTCGTACTTTGACAGATTTAAATTTTTCATTACCAATTGCACCCACTTCTTCAGATGGAATGCCAACAAGTAATTATCCTACTATATTTGAAACTGTTGGAAATACTCCATTATATTATCTTATAAAAAAAGAAGTTAATGCATCATCTGCATTTTTAGCAACGGAAACTTTTTATTTCCCACAAAATACTGAGCCGAATCCGTCAATAAAAATTAATAGAACTAATGTTATTGAAATTTTAGATGTTACTGATTCTGATGGAAATGTTTGGTATGAAGTTCCATATTTAGCTCAACAAACGGTTTTTGAATCTATAAAAAATAGCAAGGGCATAACGGATCCTACTTTATATACGGAGGAATTGCAAACTCCATATATGTTAAAATCAATGCCAGTAAATAAAAAATTTATAAGAAGAACAACGAGTGATAATTTTACAGAATTAATTTTTGGATCTGGCGTATCAAGCAGAGAAGATTTAATATTATATCCAAACCAGGAAAATTTAAATTCATCATTTTATACGAGTAATGTTAATAATAAATTACTAGATCCAACTAATTTTATTTATTTAGGAAACACTGGAGAAATTCCACGAAATACCACACTCACTGTTCGTTATTATTATGGAGGTGGGTTTACATCTAATGTAGGTGCTAATACAATTACCAACATAGATTCTTTAATTTTGGGTGAGATGTCTGTTGTGGGTTTAGATACCGCTGTATTGAATTTTATTATGAGATCAGTTTCTTTTGATAATACATTTCCTGCATTAGGCGGGCGAGGCGTAGAAAGTAATGAGGAAATCCGTCAAAATGCACTAGCATTTTTTAATGCTCAAAATAGATGTGTAACGGAGCAAGATTATATGATTCGTGCACTAAGTTTACCATCAAAGTATGGTAATATAGCAAAAGCATTTACAACAAAAACTTCCGATGTTGAAAGTCCTATACTTTTATTTTGTTTATCATATGATGCAAATAAGAATTTCGTTCAATTAAATACTGCTACAAAGATAAATTTATCAACATATTTAAATCATTATAGAGTATTATCTGATTCTATAGAAATTAAAGAAACTGTCATTATAAATATTGGTGTAAAATTTGATATAGTTGTATTACGAAATTACAATCATGCAGAAGTGTTAAAAAATTGTATAATAGAATTACAAAAATATTTTGATAATGATAATATGCAAATAAATCAACCAATTTATTTATCAGAAGTACATAGTATATTAAATTCAGTTGATGGAGTTCAGGTTGTTAAATCTACAAATATTGTAAATAAAGTCGGAGAACCGTATTCATCAACAGCGTATACTATTGACAACGCCATGAGAAATAATATATTATATCCGGCAATGCAACCTCCAACTCAATCAACTATACAACGTTCAATTTTTGAAGTAAAATATCCAAATATAGATATTGAAGGTAAGGTATCGCCTTATTAAGGAGAATATAAATGATAAAAAGTGAATTTGCAGTAAAAGATTCTACAATTTATAGAGACATCCCAACTCTTAATGCTGGTTTGGATGAAATTTTAGAATTACGAAGTACTTTTTATAAAACTTTGGTTGGGACCATAGAGAATCAGCAAACTTCTGACAAATCTATATCCAGAATATTAATGAAATTTGATGTATCAGCATTTTCCAGTTCATTAGCATCAGGAACAATAACATCACCCAAATTTTATTTAAAATTGTACACGACTAAAGCGGGTTCATTACAAACCGATTATACTATTTCTGTATATCCCGTTTCCCAAAGTTGGACTATGGGATCTGGTAAAACACAATCTAACCCTATTGTACAAGATGGAGTTTCTTGGAATTATAGAAATGGGATTACCCCATGGAGTATTACCGGGTCTACATGGTATACAAATTATTCTGCAAGTCAAACATTTTCATATGAAACCTCGGATTTAAATGTAGATGTTACAAATATAGTGTTGGCTTGGATATCTGGATCAATTCCCAATGAAGGATTTTTATTAAAATTTTCGGGATCTTTAGAAACAGATTCTGTGGATTATGGATACATAAATTTCTTTTCAAGAGATACGCATACAATATATCCACCAATGTTACAAGTAAAATGGGATGATTCTTCATATTCAACTGGCAGTTTAACTGCTGCTGATTTGAATAATATGGCAATTTCATTTACAAACTTAAAGGAAGTTTATAAAACTTCCGAAGTTTCTAAAATTTTAATACTTCCTAGAGATAGATTTATTTCAAAAACATTTGTAACATCATCTCGTTATTTAACCGCTCGTTATTTACCAACAAGTTCATATTATAGTGTTAAAGATGCACATACTGAGGAAGTATTAATTCCATTTGATGAAAATTCAACAAAATTGAGTTGCGATGGTATACATGCATATTTTAATTTTGATATGTCGGTCCTACAACCAGAAAGATATTACAAATTTGTATTAAAAATAAATCAAGGAAATCTTACGACAGTAATTGATGATAAATATTATTTTAAGGTGGGAAGATAATGCCAACTACTATTATAACTGAGTTACAAAAAGTAGACCAATCTATTGATGAAGAACAAATAATAGATGATAGGATATATGAATTAGTAGGTGAAGATGAGATAGATCTTCTATTTCGTCTTTATGATAAACTTAAAGATCAAATTACGCCAGGAAAAATTTTAAGAAATGGCGATGATGGAATATCTATTTTAAATGAAGCAGATCCAAAAACACATGCGTATTTAGTAGCAAATAGTAAGAACTTTTTAACTGGGGATTCTGCTTTATATTCTATATCCGAAGTAAATGCTTTGTTATCTCAATTGGAAAATTTTAAAACCAGAATTTCAACTTTGCAATCGACAGTAAACGCATTATCAGCAATTTTATCTAATTCTATTAGTTCAATGGGTGGGTTAAATAGTATTTTATCCGAAATAATGAGATCTCCGGATAATGTTGATAAATATTCACAGGAATTCGCACAATTTTATGAAATATTAGATAAATTTAATATTGAACTTATAAAAAATATGACAGACTCTCTTCAAATACAAAGTAATTATTATAGATTAGATTCATATTCAGAGGAGGGGGAATTAAATGGCTGAAACCAACCCTACTGGAAGCAACGGATATGTAATTTCTGGTTATGTATTTTTTAGAGACATGCCAGTGCCAAATGCTAATGTTGTTTTTCAAAACACGCAGTATCAGTATACAGTTTTAACAAATGCTTCTGGGTATTTTGAAAAAAATGTTATAGCCGGAATATATAATGCTAGAGTTACAAAAAGTGGATTTTTTGATACCACTGCACAGTTGCAAGTATATGCAAATGTATATCATGAATTTGTTCTAACTCAATTTATAGCACCCCCACCAATTACAGGATCATCAAATGATATTGGATATGTCTCTGGCAAGGTTAAATATATTGATATATATGGTCAATTAAAATATGTTAATAATGCTAATGTATACTCCTCTCCATATTCTACTATCAAAAAAACCGATTCTGATGGAAATTATGTAATTCAATTGCCGGCTGGAAATTATACAATAATAGCTCAAGACATAAATTATGTTACAAATACAGTAAACAATGTTGTTGTCCGAAGTAATGAAACGACGCCAGTCGATATTGTTTTACAACCATTAATAGTTAATCCAGGGAAAGGTAAAATAACTGGAACTGTTTATACACGAATAAATGATATTAATAGAGTTGTGCCGAATGTGGCTGTTACCACGCTTCCATATACAACCAGTTCGCTTACTTCTACAGATGGTAAATTTGAAATATCAGATGTTCCTATAGGAACTTATTCAATAAAAGTAACAGCGGACGGGTTTTTTACAGCCACAAAAAACTTTGTTTCTGTAACCTCTCCAAACGAGGAAGCCACTGCTAATTTTATGTTGGTACCTTCTGGATCAGATTTTTCTATACAAACCGTAAATAATGAAAATATTTATGCTGATGTAGAACGTCTTGTAATGAAAAACACCCCACAATTGACTACATCAAATGATTATAGTATAATGTTATCAGCAGTTAATTCAATTGTTGATACGAATAAAAGTATAGTTAAAAAGTTTGAAGATATACTAATTGGATTTATAAAATATAAAAGAGTTTCATATGATGTAACAGATTTAAATTCTAATTCAAATTTTGAGGTGGTAGTAACTTCGTCTATATACAATAATACTCCATTTCAGTATATGGGCAAATGTTATTATAATAGCACAAAGAAAATGTTTATAACCGGAAAAGATCAATTTGATACATTAATACATACTCAAAGTATGATTGTATCTGGTCAACCAGTTAATGTAAGCATTCCAGCTCAACTACCGTTGATTTATAAACCAACTAATGAAATTTATAATTTGTTTACGGATTCCAATTTTAGCTTTACATCTGTATTACAAGAAAGTAATGATTCTTTAACAACAAATACATCCAAATTTTTGAGTTCATTTAATAATGTGGCTATTTCTTTAAACAAAAAGTTGAACTTTACAATTGGATTACATAAAGGATTAGTAGAGTATTATACAAATTTTAAAGATATTATAACAGAACATCTGTTTTATCGTAAAAATTATACAGATTTAAGAAAGTTGTTAGCCTCCGTATCAGTTAATGAATCACATACTATTGAGAATTATGAACAATTTATACAATCTTTGGCTGATTATGTAGAAATCTCTCAAGGAACGACGAGATTAATTGATGATGTTTTAAAGATAAAACCAGACAGTAGATATAATTCATTTACTAAAATTGTAACTAGCAAATATCCAGTGACTTATATAACCGACCCAAATTATAAGATAGTAAAAGCATTTTATAATATAAATACAACATTGGGAAATTTTATAGAATCATTTAGAAAAATAAATTCTCCAAATGAAGAATATACCCAACATTTATTATCAGCAATAGATATTAAACTTATTGATATTATAAATGAGACTATTGACGGATTTTTAGAATTTGAGACAAAATTGTCAGATTACTTTACTGATAATGTATTTAATTTATCAATTACAAACCCTTTAAAGAAATATAGTCATTTGGATGAAACTGGGTTATCCGTATTAAGACAATATGTGTATAATACTGTAGCCCAACAAAATTTATCAGAATCTATAAAAAATTTAAACAATTTAATATCGTCATTAAATGTGCTTAAATTTTTATTTGATATCAATCAAAAATATTCTGTATTTGTAGATTATAACATAAAAAATTCTGCTACATATAGAACGATATTGAATGTTCCATTTAAGAATACATACTTTTTATCAAGTAAATTGATCACCCCTTCTTTGAATGATTCATTTGAAAGGTTGGATGAGTCCATAGATGTTCCAACAATAAATGGATTAAGTATGGCACAATGGAGAGACAACAATACTCAACGTTGGACTTTTAGTGGAATGTTTTATTTGTCACCATCCAAAGTACAATCAATACGAGTTACAAAATTTGTTACTACGGCTGATATTGGGACTAGAATTAAGACAGTTGAATATTATACGTATGATACTTGGACGCAAGGATCTCCAACGTTTGCCTTCTCAGCGAATGGCGAAATGGATTGGAAAGAACGGTTAGTATTAAATACTACATTATATTATACTTGGGTAGATAGATCGGGCGTTCAATATAATGAAACTAAAGATTTTACACACACTACTGGTGGTGGATAATGATAGTGGCAACATCTTTTGTCAAAACAGACAAAATAGAATTATTAACATCATTTGATGCTTATTTAACACAAGCATCTCTTGCTAATATTTCTATGCAAGCATTTGCAGATGGTCCGCCAGAACTACCTGTAGTATCTGTTGAACAAGTTACAGAAACATCAACTGATATTTTAAATGATATTTTTAATTTAAATACAACAAACGCGTCTGCTAGAGAAAATCGTTGCCCAATTTTGGATCAGTCAAATATTAATTTACCTGAAATACCACCTATACCGGGAGTTTCTCCATTACCCCCAATACCTCAAATTCCAAATCTGGACTTTTTACAACAGTTGGATGTTCCGATGCCGGTATTGGCAGTTATGTTTGGTGCGGTTGGTAGAGCGGCTATTAAAGCATCATCAGAATATGCTGCGAATAAGGCGAGGGATGAATTAATAAAACTTTCTCAAGGAGATCAATGTGTTATAGAAATTGCTAATAAACTGCAATTAGCAATGAAAGCTGCATCTGATTTACAATATTTAATAGCACAACCCGTAATTATACCAACGGGAATTGGATCAATTATACCTACATAACAATATGGCATTAAAAGACTTAAAAAATATAGAAGATATTTTATATGGAGTGGAATTACCAAATGTTTTAATTGGACAAGTTATAAGTTCATTAGATAAAGGTATTCTAAAAATTACAGATAATACCGTATCCAATATAAATGATTTATCAATCGGAATATTAGAGCTCCATATTTATACCGGCGATAGTGTAGAAGCATTATCCCCAGTATTTAATATTCAAGATGTAAAGAAATTTTTAGAAGACCGCAATTTAAGTTTATCAACTTATTTTACTATATCTTCTGGTGTTATTAATTTTGATGTAACCAAGTTTTTTGAAGATCATTATGCTATAAACAATGATTATTATGTAGTGTTAAATTATATTACCAATATAATTTCAGAATTTGGCAATGAAGATATAATAGTACATGAAATTTCGCCCACCAGATACGAAACAAGATTAAAATATATTAAAACAAATACGCCTAATTTTAATTTTGCAGAATTGTTAAAATTTGATGATGGCAATACAGATATTAGTATTAATGATAACATTTTTATAAATTTTGGTAATGATAATTTATGTTTAGCGTTAAATATATTAGTTGAAGATGCTAAATCTGTAGTAATACGATATTATGATCCAATTCCAGAGCAAATATCTGAAATGGATTACGCTTTCTTTTCAAAAAAGAAAATAAATTCAAATATTGTAAGAACGACATATTATTCTCCGACTAGCATACAAATTCCAACATTTGAACAAGAACTAGTTCCTAATTGGAATATAAAGACTAAAGAGATTGTAGCAGGATCTACATTATTAAACTTAAATTCATTGATTAGCAATACTCATAATTTTGCTCAAACTATTTTAAGTTCAAGTATTGATCGTATTAATATTGATTATAGCAATTATAATAATTTTGTACATTTTTCTTCTGCACGAGTTAGACTTGAAAATTTTTACAATAAATTACGATTAATTGAAGCATACGATGCTGATATTTCGCAATATAATTTAACTGCCGTACAACTATCCAGTTCTGGATATTTGACAAGTAGTATAGATACTTCATTGATATCTCTTATTAACGAGAAACAGGTTACTTTGGGTAGTTTAACTCCATATGAAAAATATTTATATTTTGAGAGTTCTTCATATTATAGTGGTAGTTTAGGTATATCCTATGATTCTGCTTGGCCCAAGTTAACATCTACAAAACCGTATACGTTATATTCAACTACATCTTCAATTGCTATAACTTGGTTGGAAAATCAGATAGCATCTGCTAGTTTATATGATGTGAAAAATGATAGTCAATTATTTAATTCGTTACCATTATATTTACGAAGTGATGATAGCAATACTGATTATTTTAAATTTGTTCATATGATTGCAGAATATCTAGATGAAGTATTTTTATTTATAAAAGAAATTACGAATCGGGATAAATTTAAATTAAAAGAAAGAGAAGGTATATCTACAAAATTTGCTACTCAGTTGATATATCAATTTGGATCTGAACTGTTAACAGATATAGATGCTAATGAACTGGCGTCGTTTTTATTAACTTTATCTGAAGATACGACATCAATTTCAACCTCTCCGACAGAAGTGAAGAAAAATATAATATTAAAGCGATTTCTTAATAATTTAATATTTTTCTTAAAATCTAAAGGAACTACGGAAAGTATACATTCATTGGCAGCAATGTTTGGGTTGAATAGAACATATTATGATTTAATAGAATATAATTCTAATACACCAGAGATAAATATATTGAATACTTCACTCATGCCAGAAACATCATTAGACACTGTTAATTCAGAATACAGCTTGAGATTTGATGGAAGTCAAAATGTTAGAATAGATTGGAAAAATTTT